ATGATGTAATTTACTGTTTGACTGACTACATTAGGGTTTTGAAGCCAAATAAGCCATTCTCTAGCTGGCCTTTGAGTTAAAGGATCTAAAAACTGGCTTTGAGGATACCGAATATTGGTATTAATTGGCCCAGTAGCCATTAGTTTTCCCCACCTTCAGCCTTTAAATTAGCAGAAACAATAACGGCTTTAATTGGATCGGAAACAACTACTTCATAAATACGATCTCTTGACCAACCCAATCTACGCCAAATGGCACGATTATTGTATTTTCCAACTTTACCAATAGTTACCCAATGTTCACTAGACCATGTAGAACCGCCATCAGATGACCAACGGAGCATAGATTGAGGATCATAGCCTTGACCAGTTTGTAAGCCTACACCAGGCTGAAATTGAATCTGCATTTCTGCAAAATATTGACGTTGAAGGTCAGTTACTAAATGAGGGCATCTACGCAATCTACGGATTGTTTTGCCATCTTCTGTATAAACTTCATTGTTTAATTGATAAATTTTTCCGTTTTCGTAATCCCCAACAAGATAATAATTACCAAAAAAAGCACCACAATTTGAACGATGACGATGGTATCCAGTTTGATTATCCCAAGAAAGCCATTTATGCCAAGCTTTAGTGGTTAAGTCATAAACCCAAGTCAAATCAATAGATGGGAAAGTAACTACATAGAACTCATGACCCTCTAGACGATAAGTATAGGCAACGGCATCACTTAGATTTACATTCATCAAAGTCTGCTCTACGGCATGATTTGATAGCCTTACAAAGGTATAGCCTTGAATTGCTCCAATAACGCCTTGACCACGAGCATCTTGAGAAACAAACATAATCTGTTCTTCAAATTGCCATACGCTATTAAAAGCAGCGCATCCATGCTGAAGCATAGTGCCTGAAATACGAGCAAATGGAAAAGTAGTTAATCCTGAGATTTGACTTCCTACATCCACCCAAACTTCAGTTGTTTGATCACCCATTAAATAGACTTGTCTATGATCTGCAATAACGCAAATAATAGGATCAGGTTCACCATCTTTTGTGCCGTAATAAGCAGCAGTTGAATAAGGAGAAGAAATATCGGTACAAGCCCAATTATTAGTGCCAACTTCGTTGTAAATGTTGTAATTGTCGATTACGTCACAACAAGAAGCACCACGCCAAGGGCCATCTGTATAAGCAATTTCAGTAAAAGTATCTGTAGCAGGAACGTAATAATAGCGTTCTAAGCCATCTACAATAAATGCAAAAATGCCATCTGTAGGGCTTCTATTGTAAGAAATCTGGCATGGGCCAGTAGTCGTATCTAAAGTGCCAATTAATGTTGCGTTGTAAGCCTCATCTATTTTATAAACTTGATCAGCGCAAATCACAATCATAATAAAAGGAATGGTTCCATGCAAAGGAAACATTGCTCTTACTTCTCCAGGTGGAAGTTGGGCTACTTCAACAAGTCCTGGAGTAGGATATAAAGCTATTGCGCCTCTAGATCCTTGACCTTTATTAGGATCAATCTCCAAGTAAAAGTTAATACATTCCTGATCGCTTTGATAAATTGAAGGAGCTTCATAACTAGGGCCGACAAAACCAAAATCCATAAATTACTCGCTTTCCTTGTATGAATCACCACGCAACAAGGTTTTCATGCTTGCACGACTTAAATTAAATTTTTCCATTAATTGTGGAATAGTCATACCAGTTTTCCTAAGCAAACGAGCTTCTCTAGCTTGTTCCATTGTAAGTTTGCAACGAGGGCCTTTGCCACCACTAAAGTCTGGGCTACGACCTTTTGCAGCTTTATCTGCCATATTATCAGCATGATTGCCAACCCATAAATGCTTTGGATTGCAACAAGAAGGATTATCGCAAGTATGTAAAAGAAAGCCTGAATTATCTGTTGATTTTGGCGCATTAAGATTAATAGAGTTTGGATAGACAAGCGAATAGATGACTCTATGGGCATAGTAGCCTTTGTCATTAATCCAAGTCCTTCCATATCCATCATGATTCCTAAAGCCTTTCCATTCCCAACATTCATCTTCACCACGCTTATCAACTTTGCTCCAAAGAACTTCAGCAGTATTTGCTGGTCTACCGCAATTTGGTGAACCAAGCCCAGCTTTTCTAAGTTGATACCAATGTCTTTGTTTTGCCAACTTTTCTTCTTTTGTATACATAAAAATCTCCTGTTGTAAGAAATTTCACTATACATAAAAGAATCAATCTTGTCAAACAATCCTCTACCTGAAAAAACCCCCACTCAAAATCCAACCAGCATCTTTAGCTCTACCAACAAGCATAGAGTCTGGATAACCAGCAGCAGCGATTGGTCGCATATTGTTGCGTTTAATAGTTGACTTAGATTGAGCTGCATAAGCATTAATCATGCCAATTTGCGTTGCAGAAGCTTTGCCATACATAGGCATCAATCGTTCAGCCAAATTCCATCTAAGAGCCATTGAATAGCCTTGTGGAAGCACAATATCGTCATACAAAGTTTCATAGTTACTGAAAATGGTAGATGAGAACATATGCATCTCACCTTGAGCTGGATTAGGCCATACAAATACGTTACCAGTATCCGCATTAGGATTGTAATAAAGAGCTTTAGGCCAAGGGCCATTCAAAGTCTTTAGACCTATTTGATTGTAATTATCCAACGACAATACGGCTACTTGATAGTCCAAACCGCCATTTTGTACAGGCTGACCATTAGAATTTGTATTAATCCTTACATAAGCCTGATCAATAAATAAAGGCTTTTGATAGTAAGCAGTAATGAGCTGTGAAGCTACTGGAGTCGGATAAGTAATGCTAAGTCTATAAGTGCCAACTTCATTGACTTGACCGCCAGCACCAGTAATAAACTCAACAATCTTAGTACCAGGCAAAATTCCTGAACCTTTTAAAGTTTGACCTTGAGCAACTGCGCCTGTGGAAAGTCCAGTTACAGTCAAAATATTGCCAGCAATAGAGCCTGTAAATGATGCGCCAATGTAGTTTGCAGTTGATGGATTAGGGCCAATAGTGTATTGAACTTGACCAGAAATCAAAGGAAATATAATTTCTGTGGTATTAAACACCATCATATCTTCATTTGACCATTGATCAATTAGGTCATTAAGCATATCAAAAGCATCTTGAGCAGAATCAGCCGTTGGAACTTCTCCAGCCTCTAATGCGCCAATATCTTTTAAAGCTCGGCTAATAATATCTAAAGGTTTTGTCATTGTGTAAACTCCACAATATCTCCAACATTCAATCCACTAACAAAAGTAACTGAAGTTGTATTTGTTTCGGTGTAATTTAATGTAATAACTTGTTTACTTCCGTTTACATAAACTTTTAAATTATTTGTACCTACTACATAAGCAAAAGGAACAGTTACAACTGTTTGAGCTTGAGTGGCAGTTACATATCCTTGACCACCTGAACCAGTACCATTAATATTGTCATAAGTGCCAATTAATACGTTATTAGCATCATTAATTGTAAATTTATAAGAAACTCCAATACTTAACCATATTTCTCCACCTGGCACTCTACCAGCAGAATTTAAAACTATTGGATTTGAATGAGCAATATTTCCTAATGCAGTTGTATAAGCTGCTTGAGGAGTTGAAGTTCCTGCTTGATAGGTATAAATCAAACCACCAGCTAACGGAACACCATTGTTATCAAAAAATTGCCATCCTGCGCCACCAATAGGTGAAAGATTAACTGCCATATAAGCTCCTAATTAGGGGTAAAGACTTGAGGCAACCAAGGCGCAATAACAGTATCTTGCTTATTTAGCTCATTTAACTGTTCTTCTAGCCTAGATTTTATAAGGTTTACTCCGTCTTTCATAGTTTCTTGTTCAATCCAAGAAGCTACCATTTCTTCTGTAACTTGATCAAAAGGCACTTTAGCTTCTGTGCCGTTAAACCACCAATTACCTTCAGTTTCTACAGTTTTATCTTCATCAGTAAGACTGACTTTGTATTTTGCATGAGTAATCAAACCATTGCTGGCTGATATATCAAGAATTGACCATTTATAATTCATGTTAAATATGCCTTAAAGTACCGCTAATAAGAGTTGTTCCAGCAGAGTTATCAAACGAGCTAAATACTACTTGATAATACCCATTCCCATCGGCAGTTACAGTTACAGATTTTCCACTTGAATCATGTTGAACTACTTTAGACCCAAAAATAAAACCATATAAATCTGTATTTATGCCTGTAGTTGAATTAGACACATAAATTTTATACGCTAAAATTGAACTAAATTCACGCAATTTAATTTTAGTATTTAAAGTTATAGTGGCTGTTGCTGATACTCCTGATAAAGTTGTAGTGGTAAACATAACACCACCGCCAATAGAGGTTGGCCCAGAATCTCCTTCAGCATAAAACGGAATAATAGTATTCTGACCAATATGAGTTCTAGCAACAATAGTTCCGCCAGAAGTTATAAAGTTGTCATAATCTAAAGTAGTTTTTGCGCCTACTGTGTATTGAGAGTTATATACAGGCAATCCATTTGTAGCTATGCCTACTGGGGGTATGTAAGTTTTTCCTGTGCTATAAGAATCATCTGTTTCAATAAAATTAGTAGTGCAATTTCTAAATTCATTATTGTTATTTAGAAAAATGTTTCCTCTAGTTACATTGTTGCCAATAATTCCTTTAACTCCAATACCGCAAAAGTTAAAAAAACAATTATCAATAGTTATTTCATTTTCACCATACGTTGTTTCATTAAAATCAAGCGCAATACTACTGCAACCTTCAAAATAACAAGTATCAAATTTAAGAGGGGCTGCCTCACCACCAAGCATTTTAAATCCTGTTGTACATCCTTCAGCAGAACAGTTTTTAAATGTTAAAGCATAAGCACTTCCACCAATAGCAATGCCAAGAATACGGCCACCAGCAGTAATTGAGTTAATTTCACAAATATTAATATAAGTGCCAGTTAAACCATTTCCATCGCCAAAATAGTATGCAGCGTTTGTAGCTGTTGTGTATGCCGTACTTGTTCCATAACAATTAAGATTTGTAAAGCTAGAATAATAAAGAGCAGTACCAAAAATAGCGTATTGACATTCAACAAAACGAATATTAGATACTTCAGAACAGTTAATAAAATCTTGAAGATGAAGTGCAATACCTGTGTTTTGAATAATGCCATTTGTAATACTACAGTTGTAGGCAAGCTTAGTATCTAATGTTGTTCCAATATTGGAAACTAAAGCACCAGAGTTTAAATATGCTGTTTGCAATAAATCTGTTGAGCTTCCAAAACCAGAGCCAGTTAAAGTAGAGTTACATAGGTCAATACGAACGAAACCTGGCAAAAGAATAGTTCCAGCAATTTTGTAGTTAGCTGTAGGGCAAATAAGAATACCACCGCCACCTAAAGCTAAAGCCAAAATAGCATTATTAAAAGCTGCTGTATCGTCTGTTGTTCCATCACCTACAGCTCCATAATCTTTTACAGAAACAATATCCTGCATTTTTGCAGAGCTAGTTCTATTAATAGCTCCTGCTGGATTTGTTCCACCATTTTTAAAATCAATTTTTGGCACTAATGTTGTCATAATTTATCCTGTAATAGCATCAAGCTGTTCTTGAGTTGGTTGTGGATTGGAATTTTTCCAAGATTTAATGTAATCGCCTTTTCCATCAGAATCATTTTGAAGAAGAATTGTTCCAGTAAAAGGAGCAAAATCTTTAATTGTTAATTCAGGATAAATTAAAATTATTTTGTCATATAAAGTCATTTTATACTCCTCTTACTAATGCAGCTTGAAAATAAGTTGATGATGCTGCGTTAGTTGTATTTTGATTGGCAAAAGAACCTTGATAAGCATAAACTTCAATGTAATCACCAGAAGTTAAATAAATTAAAGTTGAAACATTAGTTTGCGCTCCGATAAAAGCATTACCGCTAGTATATGTTCCTGATTTTACTGGACTACCATTTGCAAATATAATAGCTAAAACAGCACCTGCATTTGCATCTCCAGAAAATCCTACGCAAGCATTAACTTGATAATATCCAGATATGGTAGGACTAAATCTATAATTAGTAGTCGCATCAAATTTACTTGCGGTGTCCCATTCTTTTGTTTGAAATTGAACTTTTGTGCTTGTTCCATTCGCTATAGTTTGGGTAGTGCTTTGATAAGCCGAAAATGATTGCGTAGAACCAATGCCTTTAGCGCAATAAATTTCCCCAGTTACAGATAAATTACCTGCGCCTGGGTCTGTAGTGTTACCAATGGAAACACCGCCTGAAGAAAATATTGTTGCAGCTAAAGTGCTGTTTGTTGAAAACCCTAAAGAATTTGTTGATGGTAAATATATGCCATTTGATGGAATACTAGAGCTAGAAGGAACAAAATTACCAGCAGATAAAGTTGTTCCGTTATATGTTAGTGTAGAACTAGAGTTAAATGCGCTTGTTCCATTTCCATAAGGTATATATCCAGCAGTAAGGCTAGTTAATCCTGTACCGCCATTTCCCACTACAAGAGTTCCTGCAACAGTTACAGCACCTTTTGTGGCTGTAGAAGGAGTTAAGCCAGTAGTTCCAAAGCTAATGCTAGTAACAGCAAGAGTTGTAGGATCAGTCCATTGAGGCGCAGAACCGCTAGAGGTTAAAAAGTAACCGCTAGTGCCAATTCCAAGCTTAGTAAAAGCCGTTCCTGATGCGTAATAAGGCAAATCACCAGCCGTATAGCTAGTAAGGCCAGTACCGCCAGCAGTTGTAGGAGTAGTTTTCCAAGCTATTACTTGAACAGAACCACCAGAATCTTTATAGAAAAGCTTTCCATCAGCAATATTGATAGCTAATTCAGAGCCTGTGGCGTTATTTAATAGATTTCCAGCCGTAGGCGCATTAGTAGCCGTTGAGCTTGAATATATTAGTAAGGGGGTAAATCCTGTTTGCGCCATCTAGAAAGCTCCTCCACCCATACCGCCAGTAGAAGTAAGAACTCCTGTCGATGGGTTAAATTGAAGTTTAGTGGAAGAAGTTTTAACAGGCAAATTTCCTGTAGAACTACTTACGATTGTTGGATAAAAAGTTGCTGCTGTAGAAGTGTCATCAGTAATAGCTACGTTATTTGCATTTGTAGCAGTTGTAGCTGTTGTTGCGCTTGCAGCAGAACCGCTAATATTTACCGCTAAAGAAGTAATTGATCCGCTTGCAGCGTTCAAAACTACGGCAGTAGTGCCAATATATAAAGTTGAATTGCCTAAAACTCCACTAGGAATAGTTCCTGAAAGCTGTCCTGCTGGCAAAGAAGTTAAGTTTGCGCCTGATCCGCTAAATCCTGTGGCTGTAAGAAGGCCAGTAGAAGGATTGAACTGGTATTTAGTAGAGCTTGTATATTCTGTTGTAAGGTTTCCAGTTGTTTGATTAGCGAACAAAGGATAACGAGTTGCATTTGTAGTGGTGTCATCGGTTACAGTCGCATAGGAAGTTGGAGTAGTCCACGCAAAGCCACCGCCAGTTGTATAGCTTAAAACTGTGTTATTTGTAGGAGCAGTAATAAATGAAGTTGCTCCTGCGCCTGTTTGATAAGCAATTTGATAAGCCAATCCACCAGCCAAATTAGTCGCAGTTGTCGCTGT